GGCAGAAGAAATGTTAATGTAACTATAATTAACTAGGGAGAGATTTCATGATTATTATACTAGAAGGTTGCGATTGTGCAGGTAAAACCACATTTGCAGAGAAACTATCAGAACGAACAGGCTATGAAATTGTGAAAGGGAGTAGCTTTGAGATTTCTGAATTAGGTGCAGACGGAATGTTTAAGCATATGATGGAATTGTTAGATAGAAAGAATATCATCATTGATAGATTCTTCTATTCGAATGCTATCTATGGAGATATGTATGGCTATCCAACAATGGAAGTTGACCAATATGTGAAATTGCGTAACAAGATGAATGAGAAGGCTTTATTAGTGTACTTACATGCACCAACACACATTCTAGAAAGTAGAATGAGAAAACGTGGAGATGATATGATTAAGGTCGAAGATATACGTGACATCAAAGAGTATTATCGTGATGTTTTACAAGGTCTATTGACACCTAAAACGTTACTATCTTTAGATACTAATGAATCGAACTTTGACATAGCAACGTCTATGGTTGCAGAGTTTGTAAAACTGCAAGAAACAGCAATGTACATACACAACAGCTAGAACATAAGGACTACTCGAAAGGGTGGTCTTTAATTCTATAATTTTTATTTGACAGGCATCAATAATAATGATATAATGTTTTTCGTAGGAGGGATTACAATGGCAAAGAAAACACGAAAATGTCAGCGATGTAAACTAGATGATACCTTGATGGAGGATATGGAATTTGAACTGGTAGGAGAAAAGAAACCAGTTAAAAAATTCTATCATAAAGAATGCTTTGTGGAACATTTGAAAGAAAAAGAGTTTAAAAGAATCGAAGCTGAAAAGCTAGATGTACTTACGGAAAAGATTAAAGAGATTTATGGTGTCAAGGAAGTTTCGAAACAAGCTTTTCCGATGCTACAAAAGCTTCGTAATGGTGAGCCAGTGTACGGCAATCAAAAGAACCTCTCTAAACGATATAAAGAGGGGTACGATTACTTATTGATTGCAGAGACATTTGATTACTGTAGCGAAACAATTGAGTATTGGAACAGTGTTAAACCGTTTAATGGATTTATGTCAGCGTTTAGATATGCAATGACGATTATCATTGACAAAATCTATGTAGTTGAACAGCGTGCTAGAACACGTGAAGCAGAAGAAAGAAAAATGGCACAGCACTTGAAGAGAGTTGAAGTGGAAGAGCAGATATTCGAAGATACGAATTATAAAAAGCCTTCTAAGTCAAAAGCAGATATTACGGACTTCCTAGACGATTAAGAAAGGTTGATGTGAATGGCACAAGATAATACTAAAGAATTGGTTATGCAAGAAATGAAGAAGATTAATAAGAACGCTCAAATTAATGAAGCCTACTTTGTTGGGCTTCTATGGGCAGACCCATTTAATAACTTCGCAGAATATAGTGATACGGTTTCACAAGATGAATTTGTACATAACGTATGGGGATTCTATTTTGAATTAGGTCGAAAGATGTATAAAGAATCTATTCGAACATTCGATAGAATCACAGTTGCTACAAAAATAAAAGAATATAACTTGATAGATGAGTTTGATGAGTTTGGTGGAATGGATACGATTGAGGATGCAGTAGATATCGTAAAAGACAATCCAGACAACGTTGAATACTACTATGAGACTGTCAAGAAAAACTATGTCATTAGACAGTTATATTTACTCTTTGGTAACAAGGTTTTAATCAAGAAGGGTAAATATGATTTTGAGAAAATGACAAGTGAACAGCTTGGAGCGTATTGGGATGACAAGATGAATGTAATCCGTCTTAATAACGTTAACCGATATGAAGCCGAGAACTTATACATAGACCCAGAGGAGTTTATCAGAAAGCTAGAAGAAGAGTCAGCAGAGATGCTACCATTCTATAAGAGTAAGCTTCTTAATAGCATTACGCAAGGTGTGGCACGTGGTCACGTAAATATGTTTGGTGGTTTTGGTGGTACTGGTAAGTCATCTATCACAGCAGAGAAGATTGTTATGAGCTGTATTGAGAATAAAGAGAAAGCAATCGTAGTGCTGAATGAGGAAGATGCACAGACATTCCGACAAAAAATCATCTTAACACTTTTATGGCATGAGTACAATGAACACCTTGACCGTAAACGAATGGTTAATGGTAAACTTCGTGAAGAGGATAAAGAGAAAATCCGTAATGCTATGAAACGTATGAATGAGCTTATGGATGAGAATGACGGATTAATCAAAGTTATCTTCATGGAAAAATATGTAATCAAAGACCTTGAAAAGATTGTACGTTTCTGGGCAAATCGTGGATACATAAACTTAGTGATTGACACACATAAGGTATCTGATGAATCTAAATTCGAACAACGTTGGCAGACATTCGTAGAGGATATGAAGGTAATCTACCGCCTTACTCGTAAGAATGCAGGTGGCTTAAACCTTAGAACATGGGTTACATTCCAGTTAGCTGATAGTGCAGTGAGAAACCGTTTCTTAGACTATGAAGCAATCGGTGAAGGTAAAGCATCTAAGAACGAAGCATCTGTTGTTATGATGTTTAGAAAAGCTTGGAGCGATGAGTATAAAGGTGGAAACAAAGCATTACAATGCTACAGATTGAAGAAGTTGCCAGATGGCTCATATGATAAAGATTGGTTTCAGTTAGACCCAGATAAACAGTATTACTTGCTGTTTACGCCTAAGAACCGTTTCGGTCAATCAAACGATACAGGATTGCCAGTTTTAATCATAGAACCATATTTCCAAAGTAATACATTTAAGGAAATTGGTTGGACATTTGTAGCGAATGATAACTCGAAGAGATAGGTGAATACATATGTCTGAATTGCAAGATATCAAAATTAGAATTTTAGAAGAGGATAAAGTGTGTGATATCTTGGAAGCTCTGGAATGCGAACATATAAGGATTGAGGGTGGTGCACGTGTCACTGCCCAACTTCCAGAACGATTCTATAGTAACAATAG